ATGAAGGCACATCTTACCGAACGCTCTGTGAAAGGGCTTCAGCCGCAGCCAAAGAACGTGATCGTCTATGACAAAGAAGTTGTGGGCTTCGGCGTCCGCATCACCAGCGGCGGCACGCGCGCCTTCATCCTGACCTATCGGATCGAGGCGCGGGAGCGCCGCTTGACCATTGGTGCGTGGCCGGATTGGTCGGTCACCGCTGCCCGGGAAGAGGCCAAGCGCTTCAAGCGCGAAATCGATCAAGGCCGCGATCCGATGGCGGAACGGGATGAAGCCCGCGAGTCGCCGAATGTGCGGCAACTGATCGACCGCTATCTCGAAGAACACGCCGCCAAGCTTGCAAAGCGCAACAGGGATGATCAGGCCTCCATGCTGCGCAAGCTGGTCGAACCCGCCTGGGGGCCGCGCAAAGCGTCCGAAATCCAGCCCGAAGATGTTGATCGGCTTTTGCGTCAGATCGCCGGTGGCACGCCAGGAAAACGCGGCCGCAAGCCGACGCCGGTGCGGGCGAACCGCGTCGGCGAAATCCTGCGCAAGATGTTCAACCTGAGCGTCCGCTGGCGTATCCGCACCGACAACCCCGCCGCCGGCTTCGCCCGGAACGCCGAAGCGCCGCGCGATCGCTATCTCTCAACGGATGAAATCGGGCGGCTGTCTTCCGCTCTCGATGCCCATGCGAACCGGCGCGCCGCCGATGCTATCCGCCTGATACTGCTCACTGGCGCGCGGCGGGGGGAAGTCCTGAATGCGCGTTGGGATCAATTCGACCTCGAAGCCGCCGTCTGGATCAAACCCGCTGCCACCACCAAGCAACGCCGCCTGCATAGAGCACCGATCAGCGCCGCCGCCGCCGCACTGCTCCGCACGATCCAGCTGCGCGTGCCGGAAGGTTGCGAATGGGTTTTCCCTGGCGAGGCTGAAGGCAAGCCGCTTCAGGACATCAAGCGATTCTGGGAAGATGTCCGGGTGAAAGCCGATCTGCCCGCCGTCCGTATCCACGATCTCCGCCACACCTTCGCGTCGCTGCTCGTTTCGGGAGGCATGACGTTGCCGATGATCGGCAAGCTCCTTGGCCACACGCAGGTTCAAACCACCCAGCGCTATGCCCACCTGCTCGACGATCCCCTTCGCGCCGGGCTCGAACAGGTCGGCGATATGCTGCGGGCGAAGCCGAAACTGGCCGAAGCGGCTATCCGCAATGTTCCCGAGCGGGGCATTTTCACGGGATAGAGCCTCACGTCCCCATATTTTTCCCGAGCGGGACATTCTCATCGACAGCCCCGGAAATCCATGATAATTTTCCCGCTCAGTAAATATCATGGTTAGACGCACCCTCACCACCGCCGAGATCGGCGACATTGTTCGATCCACCCGCAAGGCCGCTGGCCTGCGGCAGGACGAACTTGCGGGTGCGGCGGGCGTCGGCCTGCGCTTCATTGTCGATCTTGAAGCGGGCAAGCCCACCGCGCAAATGGGGAAGGCCCTTCAGGTCCTGGCTGCGCTGGGATGCTCGCTGGAAATCACGCCGCCACCGGAACCCAAAGGAGCGCGGAAGGCATGATGCGCATTCTGGATGTATGGTGGGACGGGCGCATTGCGGGTCAGCTGACGCAGAACGAGCAGGGCGAATTGGGATTCGCCTATGCGCCGGAATGGCTGAGCGACGTGGAGGCGCTCGCCTTATCAGCCTCCCTGCCCAAGCGAGCGGAACCCTTCACCCGTCGCGAGTGCCGCCCATTCTTCGGCGGTCTCTTGCCGGAAGAAGGCCAGCGCGATGCCGCGGCGCAAGCGCTCGGCGTTTCGCCTGCGAATGATTTCGCCCTTCTCGATCGCCTCGGCGGCGATGTCGCGGGCGCACTTCAGCTTCTGCCGCCTGGTGAAGGCCCCACCAAACCTGCACTTGATCAATGGCCTACCCCGCTTGACGACGCAGGCCTGATCCGGGTGCTGGATACGCTGCCAGCCCGGCCATTGCTTGCGGGCGAGACAGGGCTCCGCCTATCGCTCGCTGGCGCGCAATCGAAGGTGCCGGTGGTTCTGGTGAAGGGAGCCGTGGCGTTGCCTGCACCGGGCCAGCCCACAACGCATATTCTCAAACCGCCGATATCAAGATTTAAGGCAACGACCGAGAACGAGGCCTTTGTGATGCGTCTTGCCGCCGCAATCAGCCTCGATGTTGCACCCGTCGAGCCGCGTATTGTCAAGAATCGAACGTTTCTGCTGGTCCAACGCTATGACCGCGCGATTGGCGGCGATGGAAATGTGCGTCGTATCCATCAGGAGGATTTCTGCCAGGCGCTCGGGGTGCCGCCGGAAACCAAATACGCCAGCGAGGGCGGGCCGACCTTCAAGGATTGCTTTGAGCTCCTCCGCCGCGTTGCTGCGCGGCCGGCCGTCGATGTCCTGAAGCTGCTTGATGCTGTGATCTTCAATGTGATCGCCGGAAACGCCGACGCGCATGGAAAGAATTTCTCGATCCTCTACGGCGACGACGGCGCGCGCCTCGCTCCTCTTTATGATTTGCTGTCAACCGTCGCCTATCCCGATCTCTCTCCGAACTTCGCGATGAAGATAGGAAAGCGCGCGACGCTTGCTGAACTGGACGCAAAAGGCTGGACCGCTTTCGCCGCCGACGCGGGTCTCGGCCTACCGCTGGTCCGAAGGCGGGTGACCGAGATCAGCGAAGCGGCTATCTCGCAAGTGCCTCGGGTTGCTCAAGATCTCACAGGCTATGGCCTTAATGAAGATGCAATATCTCTTTTTGCTGAGATGATCGCCCAACGGGCTGAACGGAGCGCTATCGTCTTCCATAGACCGCAGGAGGGTCAACAATAAAGAGCACTTCTATCAGTTCCCTAGGTCCATCCACTTGAAGCTATGACTTTGCTCTTTGGTCTGGCTTGTCAGGCGGAAGTAACTAACTCCCTCCAGATCGCCGAAACCTTCCGCCGCACCGTTCGCTCGTCGGGCGGCGAGCTTGCTTCCCTGCCCGCGAACCACGCCATCATATCTCGCACCAGTTCCCCCTGGCTCGACGGCATGCCGTGGTCGTGCACGCGGCGGGCGATGGCGCCGGCGAAGGCGTCCCAGTCGTGTTTGGGCGGGGCGCCGGGGCCGGGCGCGCGCTTGGGTGGCGTGGGTGAACTTGCTGCGGCGTCGGCGCGGCTGGTGTCGAACAGGCCCCAGGCCCGTTCGCAACGCTCGAACTCGCTGCGCAAGATGATCACGTCCGCCGCGGCGATCGCGATGCCGTCGGCGGGGCGGGCGATCCATTCCCAGTCTGCTTTCTTGGATCGGCGGAAGCGGCGGACAATCGCTGGTTTGCGCGATGGGTTTTCGCGACGGAACAGGGCCACCACATCCGCGCCGTCGATCTCGACAATCCCGGAAGCGATCTGCTGGCCGGCGGTTTCAACGGTTGGCAACAAGGCGGAAAGCGAAATCTCGCCGTCGATGGCCCAGCCGGCAATATCGAGGGCCGCCACCTGCCAGCGGATTGCGGTGTCGGTGACAGACAGAAAGGAACGGGGCGGGGCTGGCATGGCTTCGATCTCGTGTGGCGGTTTTAGCTCAAGGCTTGCTGCTGGTTGTCCCCATGCTTCGGTTTCGGCGGTAGAGCGTCACCACCGCTTTGATGTCGTCGCGCAAATCGGGTGGCAGGCGGCCTGCTTCGCAAAAGAGATCGTCGAGCTTCACCTCCAGGATGGCGGCAACGCGCTCAACAAGATCGTCGCGCGGCGGGTTTTCCTGCTCGCGCTCAACACGGCTCCAATAGGCGGGGGAAACGCCTAGGCGCTCGGCGAATTCGTTCAAGCCGAAGCCCTTGGCGTTGCGGTGGAAGCGAACGGTCTGTCCGAAGGCCATCAATCAACTCTCCCTCTTGTGTTCAGGCGGCCGATGAAGCCGCCTTTTGCAAGCCGCACGGACATGAAGGCGGCGGTGACGCCGAAGGTTTCGGCAAGGCTATCGACCAGCAGGCCTAATTTGCCGTCGCTGGGATCAAGATCGATAAACGGCAAGGGGCGGTTGTTGGCGAAAGCGCGCCAGTGCAGCTGCAAGCCTAAGGCGCTGGCGTGCCTGGGAAGCAATCGCGCAAGCTGATCGGCGGGGGCAAGGAAGGCGCCCATGAAGGCGTCAGCCCGCCATTCCGCCCATTCCATCGCGGCGCCGGGGCGGGCAAGGGCTGGCGCGAAGCTCGTTCGGAAGGCGCGGCGGCGGTGGCCGCTGATCGCGGCGGGCATGTCGAAAATGGCATGGGCAAATTCATGCGCAGCGGTTGAACGGATGACCTCCGGCTGGTGGGAGAGCAAACTCTCGTTGATGCTGATCAGTACCGTGCCGGGCAAATCGGGATCGGTCTCGCAAGCGCCTAGTGCTTCGTGCCCCTCTTCGTCGTGAACGGGCCGGTCAAGACCCCAGCAAAGTGCAATCGCCTCGCCGTTCACGCTGATGCGCCGCGTCCTTGCGATGAAGGCGCTGATGTCGATGGGCCTTGGCTGAACGCCGAATAAGCGGCGGCGGATATCGCCGGCAAGGGCGGCAATGGCGCCCGCGCTCAGCCGCTGCGGGCCGCGGGCCGCCGTGTGGGGGTAAGCAATCGTGAGAACCATGGACTGCTCCGTGTGAACCAAATCGTTAACGGATGTTCCTCTTATGTTCTCTGTGGAACATTGTCTAGATTTGTTTCACGAAAATGCTCTCTCTGGGTGTGGAAAACTCTGGAAACGGTTGTGGCTCTGATTGCTGGGGGCGCCCGCGGCGGCGGCGGTGAAACGCGCTAAAGCCCGCGGTTTTCCGTATGTTTCCGCCCCTCCCCTGATGTCTTTCCGCCCTGTTTGCGCCCGTTTCAACCCTGCCTGCCGCTGCCGCGCCGTGCTCCCTTTGCCGGCGTGAAACAAGCAACGGCAAGGCAAGCGGCCATGGACGATCAAGTGAACGGGCAACAAGCGGGCGGCGCTTCGGCGGATCTGATGCAAGGCTGGCTGGGCCGCCGGGAAGTGGCCGAAGCGCTCGGGATTTCGGCGGCAACCTTGCAACGCTGGCAATCGCAACGGGTGGGCCCGCCGCTCGTCCGGATCGGCCGCCGGGTTTTCTATCGGGCCGATGCCTTCCGCGAATGGATGATTGCGCGCGAACGCGGCCCCGTCGTTTCCCGGCGCGGTGGGGCAGGCCGATGAACGCGCCCCTCCTGATCGCCGAACGCCGTGAAGCGCGGCTTCTGGCAAAGCGCGCCGTGGGGCTTGCCTTCCATGAACAACTTGGCCGCGGGCCGCGCCGCGCGGAACCCCTCTATTGCCTCGATCGCGGGATCTGGCTCGTGCTGCTGGCGGCGATTGAACGGCGGCTCGGAATCACCTTCTCGGATGAAGACATCGAATTTGTCGAAACCGAAGCCGATCTCGCGGAACGCGGTGCGCTGGCGCTGATGCGGAGGCGCGCGTGAGCAATTCCTTTGAGCGCCATGGGATTGGCCATCTCTCCGCTTCCTCGCTCAATCTCTGGGCGGCGGAACCCGCACTATGGATCATGGAACGCTTGCTCGGGCGGCGTGCGCCGCCGGGAATTTCTGCCGCGCGCGGCAAGGCAGTAGAATCCGGCGTCAATATCGGGCTCCAAAATCCCGCTCTTCCCGTTGAAAACTGCGTGGCCGAAGCGGAAAGCGCCTTTGATCGCGAAACCGCGCTCAACGCTGATCCGCGCCGTGATGAAGAACGCAAGAAACTTCCCGGCTATGTGCGCGGCGCGCTCGCCGAACTCCGGCAATATGGTCTGCCCGATGCGGATGGCTATCAAGGCAAGGTTGAACTCCGCCTGGATGATATCGCCGTGCCGGTGATCGGCTTTGTCGATTGGCGCTTCTCGGCCCATGGGTTGATTGTTGATCTCAAGACGACCGAACGGTTGCCGTCGGCGATCGGCGCAAGCCATGGGCGGCAAGGTGCTGTTTATGCCACGGCCCATGGCAATTTCGGAATGCGCTTTGCTTATGCAAAGCCCGCGCCCGCGAAGGGCGATGGGCGGCAAGTTCAAGTTCTCGAAATGTCGGGTGATGACGTGCGCGAACATATCGCCGCGCTTCGGCTGATCGCCCTCTCGCTCGGGCGCTTCCTCGCCCTCTCCCATGATGCCCGCGAACTGGCGGGTCTCATCGTTCCGGATTTCGACAGTTTCTATTGGTCGGACCCGACTGTTCGCGCAGGCGGCCGGGATGTCTTCGGATTCTGAACCCTCAACTGCTCAAGGCTCAATGCTCAAGGAGATGAACAATGGCACTTAACATCGGCGCTTCCGGCGTTATCCGCCCCTATGTCAAGTATAACGCGAAATCGGACAAGTGGTTTATCCGCGCCGAAGGCGGCGGCGATCTGGAAATCGCGCGGCCCACCTTCCTGCTCGATCTCGCGAATATCCGCACCGGCTGGCTGCGTTTTCAGGAAGGCCAGGCGCCGGAACGGTTGATTGATCCGGCGCTCGATAAGGTCGCTCCCGTCCCTGGCGAAGGATTCAAGCGCGGCTTCGTGGTGATGGCTTTTTCGCCGAGATTCTTCGGTGGCGCTGTCGAAATGGCCTCGGCCTCGATCCATGTCTCGAATGCGATCCGCGATGTCTATGCGGTGTTCGAGGAACAGGCCGGGCGCACGGAGCACCGCGGCAAGGTGCCGGTGATCGCCTGCACCGGCGCGGACGCCATGAAGGACAAATACGGCACCAACTACCGTCCGAAGCTCGAACTGACAAAGTGGGTCGATCGCCCGGCGGAATTCCCGGACGCCTCGCCCGTTGAAGAAGGCGAAATCTGGAAGGGCAACGCCGCCGGGGCCTCAAAGCCCGCGCCCGCTGCCCATGTGCCGCCGCCGGCTGCGAAGCCTGCTCCGCAACCTGTCTACGAGACCGACTTCTGAACGCACACCGCCCGCGCCGCGATGCGGTGCGGGCGGTGTCTTTGCCTTTCACCAATCCCTCAACATGTGGGCGATCACGCCATGCCTCTGCGCGCCTACTACAACGAGATCGATCCGTTCGCCGCCGGCGTTCTGAAGCGCCGGATCGCCGACGGATCGTTGCCGCCAGGGGACGTCGACGACCGTGACATCCGATCAATTCAAGCTTCCGATCTTCGGGGATATGCCCAGGTCCACCTCTTCGCGGGGATCGGCGGATTTGGGCTTGCCGCTCGCCTTGCCGGATGGCCCGACGACCGCCCACTGTGGACCGGTGGCTATCCGTGCCAGCCGTTCTCGGTCGCAGGAGTCCGGCGTGGAATGTCGGATGATCGCTACCTCTGGCCGGAATGCGCTCGCCTTCTCGGGGCTCTCGAAGAAAGACCCGCTTGGTGCGTGTTCGAAAACGTTGATGGTCATCGCGATCTGGGGCTCGATCGAACGCTCCTTGATCTGGAAGCCCTGGGCTACGCCGGGCGGCCGTTTTGGATTCCGGCTTGCGCCGTCGGCGCGCCCCACGACCGCATGCGGGTCTGGATCGTTGCCAAAAGGCTGGACGACGCCGCAGGCGCACGATGCGCAGGGCCGGGGCGATCCGAAGCGGTGGCGGAGGTTTGGCGGGAAACATGGCGGGGCGAACCTGCCGGACGAGGTGGCGATGGCCGTATCGCCGTGGCCGACGCCGAGGGCGAACGAAAGCACCGGAGCGCAACCGCCGCCCGGACGCCAGGGAGGTCCGGCGCTGAAAACGCTCGCGCTGTCGACGCTTTGGCCGACGCCCCGGGTCTGCTCAGGCGCACGGTCGTCGGGGATGAACCGGACGGAGATGTATCGGGCAGGGCCGACGAACTGGCCGACGCCGGGGACGGACAGCTTTCGCAGCCGCAGCGGCAAGCGCAAAGACGAGATGGGGCTCGATCAACTGGCCCGGCGCTCGGCGGTGGCTCCGTGGTCAACGCCGACACAGAACGATTCCGCGAATCTGGGAGCGCCCAGCCAGTTCTGCCGGAACAGCCAGGCACTGAACGTGCAGGCCAAAGCCAACTGGTCAACGCCCCGTGCGTCGGATGGGGCAAAGGGTGGGCCGAACCAGGCGTTCGGGGCGGGCGGTCAACCGCTGCCGGCGCAAGCGGCGCAGACCGCGATCCGTGGGGAAATGCCATCTGGGTCGAATGCGCCGACGGAAAACTCCGGCGCATTGAACCCGGCTTGGGTCTGCTGGCTCATGGGATACCCGAACGGGTGGCTCGACTAAGGGCGCTCGGCAACGCGATCGTTCCGCAAGTCGCCGCGCAAATTCTCAGCGCCATCATCGCCTCCGAGGCCCGTCCATGAGCGAGGCCTCTCCCCTTGAGCCTGATCGCAGCGCGATGTTGCGCCATGTCGAACTGGTGTTCGGCGGCGGGTTTGATGGCGCGCTCGATGGTTTAGTCGAGCTTGCTTGGAGTGATCCGGCGACCGGCTCGCTTCGCAACGCGCAGATGTTCGGCACCGATCAGCTCGAAGAATTGGTCGAGCGTGCCGCAGAACTGAACCGCACCGAGCACTGCAACGTCTATGTCGGCGCCGCGCTCCGCAAACCCGGCACCGCGCTGGCAAAGCGCACCGCTGATTCCGATTTCCATTCCGCGCCCTTCGCCTGGGCCGATATCGACGATGATTGCGTCGAAGCCGCGATCCGGGCAGCGAAGGCGGCGGGCATGCCGGCGACCATGACCGTCGTCACCGGCCGCCATCCCCACATGCGCGCGCAGTTCTGGTGGCGGCTTGTGGATGCCGAGCGGGATGGCGCGGCGATCAAGACGCTGTGTTCACAGCTCGCCCTCGCGCTCGGCGGTGACGGCTCCGTCTCGAACCCCGGCCGTGTGCTCCGGCTCGGCGGCTCGATCGCCTGGCCGGTCAAGGCTGGGCGCGTTGTCGAGGCCACTGAAGTCCATATCCCCGATGATGATCGGCCGCCCGCCTATTGGGCGTCGGCGCTGGCGCAGGCCTTCGCCGCGCCCGCGCCGCTCCTCAAGACTGCTCCGGCAGCTTCGGAGGCGTCTGCGCCCTCAGTGGCGCCCTCGACGCCAAAGCCGCTCGAACTGCCTATCGGCAGTCTGTCGGTCGAGGCGACGCTGGCCGCGATCCAGCGAAACGATCACTGGCACCAGAACGCTGTGCGGCTCGTCGGCAATTGGGTGGCGCGCGGATTGTCGGATGCGGAGATCCTGTCCTTCGCGCCCGCTTTGACCATCGGCAGCACAGCGGATGGGCGGAGCTACACGCCCGAGCAGACCCGCCTTCAACTCAATTCGATGATCACCGGCGCGCGGCGCAAGTGGAACCTGCCAAACCCGGTCGTGACGATCGAGGACAAGCTCCCGCCGCCTCTCATCGAAATCGAATGGGAGGATGGCGCAACGGCGGCCATGATTCCGCGCCGCCGCTGGCTGGTCGGTTCCTTCGCGATCCGCGGCGCTCTGACCGTGCTCGTGGCCCCTCCCGGTGCCGGCAAGTCCACGCTCGGCATTGCGCTGGCGGTGGCCGGCGTCACCCGCCGTGGCGAGATCGTGGGCGAAACGGTTCACGAACCGATCAAGGCGTGGGTTTGGAACAACGAAGACGACAAGCTCGAACTGCGGCGGCGCCTGGCCGCGATCCTGCAACACTGGAACGTCGCTCCTGCGGATCTCCGCGGCAAGCTGGGGCTCAACTCCGGATCGGAACGCCCGCTCGTCGTCGCCCGGGCAACCAGGGACGGCGCGGTCCTTCGCCTGCCGGATATCGAAGCCATCATCGAGCGGGTGCAGGCTGAAAGCATCGGCCTGCTGATCGTCGATCCCTTTGTCGAAACCCATGAGGTCGACGAGAACAACAATGCCCAGATCAAGGCCGTCGCCGCCATGTGGCGCGACGTGGCGCGGCGCGGCGATTGCGCCGTGGTGATCGTCCACCACACCGGCAAGCCGCCGCCGGCTTCGCCCGATGCCTGGACGGGATCGCTGTCGGCCTCGCGCGGCGCGTCGTCGCTCGGCGGTGTTGCGCGCATCATGCGCACGCTCTTTGCCATGTCGCCTGCCGATGCCGGTAAATTCGGGCTTGATGCGGAGGAGCGCCGTCTCTGGGTGCGGCTTGATGATGCGAAAGCGAACCTCTCGCTGGCCTCAGGCTCGGCCCGCTGGTTCAAGCGCGTCTCGATCACTATCGCCAATGGCGAGGAGGTGGGCGCGCTGGTGCCCGGCGATCCGAATGAACGCGCGCAGCAAGAGGACCGCGCGGCCGAAATCGAAGGCGCCTTGTTCAATGCGATCGCCGCCGCCTGGAAGGCCGGCGCGCCGCTCTCGGAACAACCACGCGCGAAGGATCGCTATGCGCCCGCGATCGTCGGCAAGGGCCTGCGCATCGCCGCTGAAACCGTTGCGGAGGTGCTCTCGCAGCTGATGGGCGGCGGCGCGATCGAGCGTGCGCTGTTCTGCTCGAAAACCAAGACCTATGGCCTGCGGATCGTCCCTTTGGACGAGCGCGATATGCGCGGCGCGGGCCGGATGTCTGAAGCAGCGGAGGGGTTCGAATGACCGCGCACCAAAGGCGGAAACGTCGCGGAGACATCCGCCAAGTGCTTGATTTCATTGGCGGCGGAAACGCCGCGGAGACGCGGAAACGTCCTTCTAACCCTCTGATTTCAAAGCGGCGACGGAAACGGAAACAGGCCCCTATCCCCTTCGGGGATACCGCGCGCACGCGCACGCGAGGGCGTGCCGTGCCGCGCTTTGCGGCGAGGGCGCTGGCATGAGCGCCGCCGATCTCGCAAAGGCCTCGCTGGATCGCCTCGATGCGGTGGCTTCGGCCATGGAACGCAAATGGGGAATTGGCCGTCTCCCCTCGCTGGTTGATGCGGCCCTTGCGCTGCGGTTTGGCTCGCAACGCCGGCGCCTCGATGATGCGATCCTTGCGGATGTGCCTTCGGTGATCGCGGTACAAGCCGAAGCGATGCTGCGGGCGTGGATCGCGCTTGATGCTGCGGCCCTTGCCGCTGGCTGGGCGCCGCTTAGTCCTCTGATCTGGGAAGCGGTGCTGCCTTCGACGGGCGAGATCGTCGCGATTGTCCGCGATGCGGATGAAGCTCATGCGATTTCGGTGAGAGGCAAAGGCACGGTATGGACGCTGACTGAAGTCGCCATCGCCATAGAGGCCTTTGGCGAGGTCGTACGGGCGGCGAAGCGGGTGTTTCCCTCCGCCGAAGTCACCGCGGTCAGGCCCAGCGCCTCAAGCCCGAATCTTGCGATCGGTTCTGCGGCCCCCGCCATGGCCACAGAAGGCGAGGCAAGGCCCGGCCGCAATCAGGCTGCCCACAAGCGTCGAAGCCGTTCTGCGGGCTTGTCTGATCCGTTTGCGCCGGCGCTCAACACGCAGCCCCGTCGCCCACCCAACCAGCCGCGCTTTGATTGGACGCGCGGCGATGACGTTCCGTTCTGATCAACCCCGGAGGAGAAACATGCTCGCACCTATCCAAACAAGCCTTCCCGCCAGCCCGGCGTTACCCGGCCTCACAATCCCCAGCGGACGCGCCATGCTCGCGCTTGATCTTGGAACAAAAACCGGATGGGCCGTGCTGCCACGCTCGGGCGTGATCGCCTCGGGCGTCAACGAATTCCGGCCCGGCCGCTTCGAAGGCGCTGGCATGGCTTTCCTGCGCTTCGGCAAGTTCCTCGCCGATCTTGATCGCGACGCTGGGCCCCTCGATGCCGTGGTGTTCGAAGAAGTCCGCGCCCATGCGGGCACCCTTGCGGCGCAGGTCTATGGCGGCTTCCTGGCCCATCTCACCGCCTGGTGCGAGCGCCAGGGCACGCCCTATCTCGGCGTGCCGGTCGCCACCATCAAGCGCCACGCCACGGGCAAGGGCAATGCGGGGAAAGCGGAGGTCATCCGCGCCATCAAAGCGCAAGGCTTCGCGCCCGCCGACGATAACGAGGCCGATGCCCTGGCGATCCTGGCCTGGGCCATCGGCAACGGCATCAGCGGAGCCCAGCAATGAGCAAGCATCGCTTTGAACCGCTATCACCCCGCGAGGTGGAAGAACGCTTCGCAGAGGCCGCCCGCACGCTGCGCCGCCTGCCTGATAAGCGCCCCATCGGCTACTTTAACGTCTGGCCTGCCATTGTGCGGACGCGGTGGGAGATCATGGCCATGGAGCCCCAGCCGATGAAGATCCTCGCCACGCCCCAGGCTATTTCCCGCATGGAGCTTTGCATCGACTGGATGCTGCGGCTCGACCCCGAGGACGCCCGGCTCGTGTGGCTACGCGCTGAGGGACACAGCTTCCGCTATCTCGCCCGCCACTTCGGCGTCTCTCGCATGATGGTGTGGCGGCGCTGGGCTGCAGCCCTGATCGTGATCTCAAACCGCACAAAAACAAGGGAATTACTGGCACGCAGCAACAGCAAGCGCAAAGGCGAGGCCGCACAGGGCGCGCCAGGACCGCGCCAGAGTGTCGAATGACAGGGGCGAAAGCGGCACAGATTGTCGAACTTCGGTTGGGACAAAACGGGCTGTTTCTGGCAGTCTTTCGGGCATGATCGCGGGAGCTGCAGGCAAACTGGCAGGCCCTCGCGGGATCGTGATAGCCCCCTTCTAGGTTCTTCCCGGCCCTCAACGTATGCGGGCGGCGGCAGCGCGATCCATAGCTAGCGCCAGGAACGCGAACCGGGTTCGCACCCCGTCCTTGAGGTTCGCAGGTTCGCGCCCCGGTTCGCATTCATCGGAGATATAATGCTCGCCATCGAAACCCGCCCGCTTGCGCGGCTGATCCCCTATGTCCGCAACGCGCGGACGCATTTGAGCGATCAGATTGCGCAGATCGCGGGCTCGATTGCCGAGTTCGGCTTCGTGAACCCGGTGCTGATCGGCACCGATGATGTGATCATCGCTGGCCACGGCCGGGTGCTCGCGGCCGGGAAGCTCGGTCTCGACGAGGTTCCGGTCATCGTGCTTTCGCATCTATCGGACTCGCAGCGCCGGGCGCTGGTGATCGCCGACAATCGAATCGCGGAGAACGCGGGCTGGGATGAAGCGATGCTCAAGGCCGAAATCGCCGCTCTGCAAGAAGACGCCTTCGATCTCGATCTTCTGGGCTTTGCCGAAGAGGAACTCGGCCGGCTGCTCGATGGCCTTGACGCCGAAATCGGCGGCGAGGGTGCCGCGGATGGCGAGCGGTCTTCCGATGTTGCAACCGAAACTGGGCGCGCGACCCTTGCCGAGCGCTTCGGCATTCCGCCCTTCTCCGTGCTCGATGCGCGCAAGGGCTGGTGGCAGGATCGCAAGCGCGCCTGGATCGATCTCGGCATCCGCTCTGAACTCGGCCGCGGCGAAGGCGCGACCTATGGCACCGCCGACGGCGTGAGCGAGCCCGGACTCAACCACTATCGCAACCGGAACAGCGCCGCACCTGGCGGCTCGCCCCGCCCGCTCGATCGCGGCTGGACCGGCAAGAAAGACAAATCCGCCCATGGCTAAGGGTCTCGCGCGCACATTCGGCCAAGATCTGATGCGCGGCGAGCATGAGATCGGCGCACCGCGCAACGGCGGTGTGCTGATGCCGTCGCACACCTCGGGCGATCCCGGCTTCTATGCCAAGAAGCGCGCACGCGAGGCCGAGATCGGGCGTGAATTGACCACAGAAGAATTCCTCGCGGAGCATTATGAGGCATCCGACGCGCCGACCGCGTCCGGCACGTCGATCTTCGATCCGGTCCTGTGCGAGGTCGCCTACCGCTGGTTCTGCCCACAAGGCGGAACCGTGCTTGATCCCTTTGCGGGCGGGTCTGTCCGCGGCATCGTCGCCTCGCGCCTCGGCCGCCGCTATGTCGGCATCGAACTCCGCCCCGAGCAGGTCGCGGCGAACCGCGCGCAGCTTGCCATCGCCGTTGATCCCTTGCCGGAATGGCGTGTGGGCGATGCACGCGATCTTGGCGCGCTTGCCGCGGATGTCTCGGCCGATCTGATCTTCTCCTGCCCGCCCTATTGGAACCTCGAGCGCTATTCGGACGATCCCGCCGATCTCTCCACCATGGACGAGGCCCAGTTCTTCGAAGCTCAAGGCGCGATCATCGCCGCTGCCGTCGCCCGGTTGAAGGAGGATCGCTTCGCGGTCTGGGTTGTCGGTGACGTCCGCGACGCCCGGGGCTTCTACGTGAACCTGCCAGGCCGAACGGTTGAAGCCTTTGAGAAGGCGGGCGCGCGTTTCTACAACGAGGCAATCCTCGTCACCGCCGTCGGGTCGCTGCCGATCCGCACTGGCCGGCAATTCACCGCCGCGCGCAAGCTCGGCCGCACCCATCAAAGCGTGCTGGTCTTCGTCAAAGGCGATCCCCGGGGCGCGACGGAAGCCTGTGGCGAGGTGGAGTTCGGGGAGATCGAAGTCGAAGCCGTAAGCAATCACGAGGCAAAGGCATGATCCCGCCGGTGGTCCGCGAATATGACGGCGTGAAAGTCGTTCGGGACGATCTCTACCTCGGCGGCACCAAGGCGCGCTTTATGCCTGCCCTGTTCGAAGGCTTCGATGAAGCAGTCTATGCGAGCCCGGCCGAGGGTGGCGCGCAGACCGCTCTCGCGGTCGCCGCCCGGCAATTGGGAAAGCGGGCCACGATCTTTGTGGCGGCGCGCGCCAGGCTTCACGATCGCACGCTCGAAGCGGCAAAGCTCGGAGCAAAGGTCGTGCCCGTTCGGCCCGGTTATCTCTCGGTCGTGCAGGCGCGCGCCAAGGACTATGCGAAGGCAGGCGGTGCGCGGCTTGTGCCCTTCGGTGCCGATATGCCCGAAGCGGTCGCGCGGCTTGCGGAAGCTGCGCGCATGACCGGGCTCGATCCCGATGAGTTGTGGTGCGCCGCAGGCTCTGGCGTTCTCGCCCGGGCGCTGGCGCAAGCCTGGCCGCGTGCCAGACGCCACGTCGTGCAGGTCGGGCGGCGGCTCGAACCAAAGGAGGTGGCGGGCGCCACAATTCACGTCTATCCGCGCCCGTTCTCCGAACTTGCCGGGTCAAAACCACCCTTTCCGTCCGATCCGCACTATGACGCCAAGGCGTGGGAGAAGATGACGGCCCGGAAAGGTCCGGGCCGCGTGCTGTTCTGGAATGTTGCAGGGCCTGCCCGGGCCTGATCAGGCGGAGGTGTTGCGTGCCTCAATTGCGATGATCGCGAGATCACGATAACGCACCATCGCCTTTGGGCTCGTCGACACCGGATTGATTTCGATGGCCTTGAGGCTTTCGACGTCGCCTGCCTCGGCGAGCGCAACCAGCTTGGCGAGCTTCGCCCGAAACCGTGCGTGGGTGGGCTTCGAGAAATCCGGTGCTGCAGGAAGTGCGCCCGCCTGCGCCTGCTCGATAGCTGCCTGCCGCTTGCCGGGCTTATGGTTGATTGCCGACGTTGACTGCCCGAGCTCCGTGATCTGGATCGGCGGCTGGTCGCCACCGTCAGAGGCCTTGGCCTGCCACCCGAAACGTCCATCGGGCGTTTTGAAGACTTCGAACTCGCCGGGCTTCAAACCGGCGCGCTGCGCGCCGCGCTGGGCGTTGAACTTCTTATCGTAGGTCGCGGCTTCAGTGGTCATGGTCTTGCTCCTTCAGATTGGGGTTTAGTTCGAGGTGACAAGCGCCGAGCGGCCTTCTGCGGTGACGCCGTAGATCAACGGTAGGCGCTTGCCGAACGGGCTCGGGTTTTCGGCAACGAGCCGCATCGCCTCTATCCGGGCTTCTTCGAGGCTCGGCGCGCTCGCCCGGGCGTAGCGCCCGGTTCCGAGGAACAGAGCCACGTCAAAGCGAACGGCTTGGGCAAGAACCGCCGCGTTGGCGGCGTCGGCGGGATGAACTTTGCGGCGTTTCATGAGCGATCTCCTTGGGTTAGGACGGGTCGCAGACAGCCTCGACACACAAATCGGAGCAACTCCTAAGTCGCTCTAATCGCTCATTATTTTCGATTGGGAGCGTAGCCCATGGGTCTATCGCGGAGGGCCTACGCGCGCCATCGCGGCGTCTCCGACATGGCGGTTCGGAAGGCCATCGCTTCGGGCCGGATCACTGTTGAGGACGATGGCACGATCGACGCGCAAAAGGCGGATCGCGCCTGGGGATCGAGCTCCGATCCGGCGCAGATTCGCCCTGTGGCGAGATCGCCGCCGCCACGGCGCGGCACGCCGCGCCCAGTGCCGATGGCGGCAGTCGAAGCCGTCCGTGAAACCTTGCGCGAAAGCGGCGAGCCCGCGCCCGCCGCCGGCAATATGACCTTCGTGCAGGCGCGTACCGCCAATGAGGTGATCAAGGCGCAAGAGCGGCGCATTCGCCTGGCGAAGCTCAAGGGCGATCTCGTCGATCGCTCCCGCGCGGTCTCAACGGTGTTTGCGCTGGCAAGGCGCGAACGTGATGCCTGGGTGCAATGGCCCGCGCGCGCCGCCGCTCTTATCGCTGCTGAACTGCAGATTGATCCTCACCGCTGCGAGCAGGTTCTCGAAGCCCATGTCCGACGCCACCTTGAAGAGCTCAGCCAGATCGGCATCGAGCTTCGATGAGGGCTTCGACGGACGCGCGGAGATCATCGCTGCCTGGAACCGCGGCCTCGCGCCCGATCCGGCGCTGACGGTTTCCGCCTGGGCAGATCGCTATCGGTTCCTGTCCTCGCGTGCCTCGTCCGAAGCGGGCCGCTATCGCACCGAGCGCACGCCCTACATGCGCGGCGTCATGGATGCGCTCTCGCCGGGTAGTTCGGCCCGCCGTATCGTGTTCATGAAAGCCGCGCAGGTGGGTGCGACCGAGGCCGGAAACAACTGGATCGGCTATTGCATCCATCAGGCGCCGGGCCCGTTCCTCGGCGTGCAGCCGACGACCGATCTTGCCAAACGCCTCTCGCAACAGCGCATAGAACCGCTGATCGATGAAAGTCCTGAACTCCGGGCGCTGATCCTGCCGTCACGCTCGCGCGATAGCGGCAACACGGTGCTCGCCAAGAAATTCGCGGGCGGGCAGCTTGTCCTGACCGGCGCAAACTCCGCCGTCGGATTGCGGTCGATGCCCGCGCGCTATGTCTTCCTCGACGAGGTGGACGCCTATGAGGGCGACGTCGACGGCGAAGGCGATCCCGTGGCGCTCGCCATCGCCCGCACGCGCACCTTCGGCCACCGCGCCAAGGTGTTTCTGGTCTCGACGCCTACGATCAAGGGCCTGTCGCGGATCGAACGCGAATTCGAAGCCAGCGATCAGCGCCGCTTCTTCGTGCCATGCCCAAAGTGCGGGATGATGCAATGGCTGAAGTTCGAGCGGCTCAAATGGACCAGCGGCGAACCTTCGAGCGCCGCATATCACTGTGAGGCCTGCGATCAGCCGATCGCGGAACACCACAAGACGGCGATGCTGTCGGCGGGTGAATGGCGCGCGACCGCCACGCCGGCTGATCCGCATTGCGTGGGCTTTCATATCTCGGGCCTCTATTCGCCGGTGGGCTGGCTCGGCTGGGCCGATATCGCGCAGGAATGGGAGGCCGCCCAGGGCGATGATGCAGCACTCAAGGCCGCGAAAAACACCTTGCTCGGCGAGACGTGGCAGGAACGCGGAGAAGCGCCCGATTGGCAGCGCCTTTATGACCGGCGGGAAGATTTCGCGCCAAGGGTCGCCCGATGTGGTTTGATCCTTACAGCCGGTGCGGATGTTCAGCATGACCGCATCGAGGTCGATATCTGGGCCTGGGGCCGGAAGCTCACCAGCGCGCTCGTCGAGCACATCGTGCTCGAAGGCGACACCTCCCGCGAGGACGTCTGGGGAAAGCTTACAGCACTCCTCGGACAGACTTGGCGTCATGAAAGCGGCGCGCAGATGCGGATCGCCCGGCTGGCAATCGACTCGGGCGATGGACGCAACACCGCTGCCGTCTATAGCTGGGTGCGGCGCGCGGGTGCCGGGCAGGCTTTGGCCATCAAGGGTGTTGATGGGTTCGATAGGTCAACCCCTGTCGATGGCCCCACCTATGTCGATGTGAACGAATATGGCCGCACGATCCGGCGCGGCGTGAAGCTCTGGCGGGTCTCAGTCGCCGTGTTCAAATCGGAGACCTATCGCTTCCTGCGGCTTGACCGCCCGACGGATGAAGAACGCGCCGCGGACACGCCTTTTCCGGACGGATTCGTGCATCTGCCGAAAAGCGTTACCGCTGAATGGGTGAAGCAGCTCGTCGCGGAACAGCTGGTGACGGTGCGCGACCGCCGCGGCTTCTCGAAACTCGAATGGCGGCAGATGCGCGAGCGCAACGAGGCGCTCGATTGCCGCGTCTATGCCCGCGCCGCCGCCTGGCTGCTCGGGATCGATCGCTTCGACGACGCCAAATTCGAAGCCCTCGAAGAGGAGCTCCGGGTCGCGGCGGAAGAAGAAGCACGCCCGATTGAACAACGCGGGCTGAACACGCCCGCCGCACCCGTGCGCCGCAACGACTGGCTGGGGCGGCGCGATAAATGGTTCTGACAGCTTTCTGGAAACCCGATGCCCTGGACGCAAGCCGAACTCGATGCGCTGAAGCGCGCCTTCGCGGGCGGAACACTGCGCGTGACCTATGATGGCAAAACCGTTGAATATGGCTCGGCGGACGATCTCCTGAAGCGCATCCGCACCATCGAGACCGAGATTGCCGCCCTTTCCGGTAAGCCGCGCCCGATCGCAGGTTTCGCGGGCTTCGGCCGTGGCGATCGCTGATGTCCGCGAACTGGATCGACCGGGCCCTCGCCAGCGTGGCACCCGCTGCAGCCCGCAAGCGGCTTGAGGAACGGCAAGCCTTCGAGAAGCTGGCGCGCGCCTATGATGGCGCGGCGGCCGGGCGCCGCACCGATGGCTGGCGCTCATCGTCCAGCTCCGCCGATGGCGAAATCGCCGCGGGCGCCTCACGGTTGCGCGACCGCATGCGGGATCTCACCCGCAACAATCCGCATGCGGCAAAAGCCGTTGCGGTGCTGGTGAACAACATTGTGGGCGCCGGGATCAGGCCAAGGGCGGCGACCGGAACCGATGCGCTCGACAACCGGATCAACGAGCTTTGGGAAGCCTGGGCCGCAAAGTCTGACGCCGATGGCCTCGCCGATTTCCACGGGCTCACAACACTGGCCGTCCGTGAGATGATCGAGGGCGGCGACGTGTTCCTTCGCCGCCGCATCCGCCGCGCCGAAGACAAGCTACCGGTGCCCTTGCAGCTTCAACTTCTCGAAGCCGATCACCTCGACGATACCAGGATCGCCGCACTTCCCGACGGGGGGCGGATCGTGCGCGGCATTGAATATGACGCCATAGGCCGCCGCCGCGCCTATTGGCTGTTCCCCGATCATCCCGGCGATACCAGCGTGCCGCTGTCGCGCAACCTCACCTCGGCGCGCGTACCCGCTGATGGCATCGCCCATCTCTTCGAGCGCCAGCGCGTGCAGAGCCGCGGCGTGCCATGGGGTGCGCCGGCCATGCGGGCGCTGCGTGATCTTGATGATTGGACCCATGCCGAACTGGTGCGCAAGAAGACCGAGGCCTGCCTTGTGGGCGTGGTGCTCGGTGCCGATGAAGCTGATCAGGGCATCGCGCCGACGGTCGTTGATGCTGAAGGCAGGACCATCGAGCAATTCGAGCCCGGCCTGATCGCCTATGCGCGGGGTGGCAAGGACATCAAGTTCAACCAGCCTGCATCAACCGCAGGTGTGTCGGAATGGCTTCGGGCGCAGCTGCACATCATCGCCGCCGGATACCGCGTGCCGTATGAGCTGCTGACCGGCGATTTATCGCAGGTCAACTATTCAAGCCTGCGCGGCGGCCTTGTCGAGTTCCGGCGCATGGTCGATGCACTGCAATGGCAATTGGTGATCCCGGGCTTCTGCGAACCGGTCTGGCGCTGGTTTACCGAGGCGGCTTGGGTGGCCGGTCTGATACCGAACCCGGTGGTCAAGGTCGAATGGCAACCGCCGCGCTTCGATGCCGTCGATCCCTTAAAGGACGCGCAGGCCGACCTTCTGATGCTGCGCTCCGGCACCATGACGCTGGCCCAGGCCATTGCCCGGCAGGGCTATGATCCGGTCTCGCAACTGAACGAAATCGCTGAACTGAACACGGCGCTCGACCGGCTCAAGATCGTGCTCGATAGCGATCCGCGCATGACGACCAAGGCTGGCACCGCACAGCCCGATCCAAACGCAACTGACGGCGATGCTCAACCGCAACCCGGCGACTGATCTCAATTGAGGATGCCATGAAACCTGCTCAACCGCACTCAGCTGACGCGGCACCTCTGGCGCATGCGCTGCCGATGCAGACCAGGCTTGCGCCGGTTGCTACAATCGCGGCGGATACCCGCACCGTAGATGTCGTCTGGACCACGGGCGCCTCGGTGCGCCGCCGCCGTTGGTCCGGGTTTGATACCGCGATCGACTATGAGGAAATCCTCATGGTCTCGCGCGAGGCGGTTGATCTCTCGCGCCTTGAGGCGCACGCACCCGTCCTCGATAGCCATTCGCAAGGAACAACCCGCGCGATCGTCGGCGTGGTCGAACGCGCCTGGATCGAACAAGGCGAAGGCCGCGCCGCCTTGCGCTTCCCGAAGCAGGGCGTCGACGAAGCGGCTGATCGGCTGTTCGCGCTGGTGAGCGATGGGATCATCCGCAACATTTCTGTCGGTTATCGCATCGATAAGGTGCGGATCGAAAAGTCTGAGCGGGCCGGTGAACCCGAGCGCTGGTTCGTAGAACGCTGGACGCCGCATGAATTGTCCTTCGTGGCAATCGGTGCTGATCCCGGCGCGCAAGTCCGGGCGGCAGCCGATGCGCCAATCTTCCCCTTTGAACTGATCAATCCCAACACCCGTATGATGGAGACCGCCGCCATGGACGAACCTGTCCAATCCCGTGAAGCCACGCCCGATCTGGCACCGGTGCCTGCTGCTCATGATCGTGCCGAATCCGTGTCACCCATCCCGCCGCCTGCTGTACCGGATGTGGATCAGGTGCGCGCCGAGGAGCGCGCACGTGTGGCCGCGATCTTCGGCCTCGCCGACCGCTTCCGGCTCGATCGCGCTTTTGCCGATGATCTCGTCACGCGCGGGGTTGCCCTTGAGGAGGCCCGCCGCGTCATCCTCGACAAGCTTGCCGAACGCGACGAGCGCGGTGCCGGGCATACCGCCGTCTCCTTCCCGGCCGGCGGGCTCGATGCAACCGTCACACGCCGCGAAGCCATCACCGAGGCGATTGCCCACCGGCTGGCCCCCTCGGCCAACGCCTTGCCGGATCGTGCCCGTGAATATCGCGGCATGTCTCTGGTCGAGATCGCCCGCGAAACCCTGCAACAGGCTGGCGTCCGGACCCGCGGCATGACGGCCAATGAAGTCGTACAAATGGCCCTTCGTAATGCGGGGCCCCATGGCACCAGCGATTTTCCGCTGATCCTTGCCAATGTTGCCGGCAAGCGGCTGCGCCAGGCCTATATGACCGCACCCCGCAGCTTTGACCGGTGGACGCGGGGCATTACCACCTCGGACTTCAAGCCGATGTTCCCTTCCCAGATCGGCAATTTCCCAGGCCTTCAGCCGGTCATGGAAGGGGCGGAATTCAGCTATGGAACCATCGCTGAAAGCCGGGAAACCTATCGCCTTGCCACCTTCGGCCGCATCGTGGCGCTTACCCGCCAAGCCATCGTCAATGACGATCTCCGCGCGTTCGACCGGGCGCTCGGCACGGCGGGCATGAAGGCCGCCGATCTCGAAAGCGGTCTGGTCTATAACGAGCTGCTGTCCAATCCCACCTTGGCGGATGGCGTTACGCTGTTCTCGTCAGCGGCGGGCCGGACCAACCAGGGCACGGCGGCGGCGATAACCGAGGCCTCGCTCACCCAGGCGATCGAGCTCATGACGCAACAGCGCGAGATGACGCCCGCTGGCGTTACCGGGGACCAGATCAGCAACAATTACCCGCGCTATATTCTGGTGGCGCCGGGCGCGCGCGCGATTGAGGCGCGCAAAATCATCGCCCAGACGACACCTGCCCAGGCAAGCCAGGTCAACCCCTATGCCAATGCCTTCGAGGTGATCGAGGAGCCGCGCCTCTTCAACACCTCGGGTCCGCAGCGCTGGTGGCTGGCGGCCGATCCCGCAACCATCGACACCATCGAGTATTGCCGCCTCGAGGGCCAATCCGAGCCCTTCCTCGATCAACGCGTCGGCTTCGAAGTCGATGGCGTCGAATTCAAGATCAGGCACGATTTCGCGGCGAAGGCGATCGACTTCCGCGGCCTGTTCTTCAACGCCGGCGTCTGATCGCGCCCTTCATTCGAACTCAAGGAGACCCCTTCCATGCGGAACTTCATTCAGGCGGGCAACACTCTGGCCGTGCCCGCGCCCTATGCGCTCACCTCCGGCCAGGGCGCGCGTGTCGGTCAGCTGTTCGGCGTCGCCACCAATGACGCCGCACTTGCGGCTGATGTTGCTCTCGATCTCACCGGCGTCTTCGAACTCACCAAGATCGGCTCGCAGGCCTGGACGGCCGGCGCGCTGGTCTATTGGGATGACGCCAACCGCCGCTGCACCACGGTTGCCACCGCGAATCTCCTGATCGGCGTCGCAGCTGCGGCGGTCGCGGGCGGCGCTGCCAACACCACCGGTCGCGTCCGGCTCAATGCCTCGTTCCGCGCGAATGATCCGTGATCAATGCTTTCGCAGCGGCCGTCGATGCGCTCTTCGCCGATCCCAACATCGGCGAAGATGCGCTGTGGAAGGCGGGCGGCTCCGGCGCAGGCGTTGCCGTCCGCATCATAAGGAAGTCACCCGACCGGGTTGCCGAATTCGGCGAAAGCCGCGCTGTGATGCCAACCACCTGCATCGATATCCAGCGCTCGCAGGCCGCCGCGATCACCGAAGGCGATCTGATCCTAATCGGCCCTGAGACTTATCGGATCAACGGCGAACCGATGGGTGATGCGCTCGGGCTGGTGCTGGCTTGCGAAGCTGTGAAGGCCTGATCCTTGCGCTTTACCATCCAGCATCCCGATCTCGGCAAAGCCCTTACTGAAACCGAGAAGGGCATCGAACGCGCTGTCACATCCGGGATGCGTGACGCCACCAACGGCCTGAAGCGGGATCTCCGCGAAGATATCGTCGCGGCCGGGCTCGGTGAACGGCTCTCGCGAACATGGCGGGGAAAGACTTTTCCGGAAGTCGGCGAAAGCGCTGAGGCCGCGGCCTATGTCTGGTCGCGCGCGCCGAAGATTGTCGACGCCTTCGATCGTGGTGTGGTGATCCGTTCAGCGCGCGGCTTGTTCCTGGCAATCCCCACCGCCGCCGCCGGCAAGAGCGGACGGGGTGCAGGGGGCTCCCGCGAAAAGATCACGCCGGAAGGCTGGCAGCGGCGAACCGGGCTGAAGCTTCGGTTCGTCTATCGGCGCGGCCGTCCTTCGCTGCTGGTCGCGGACAATGCCCGAATCAACAAGCGCGGGCTTGGCCTCGCTAATCGGCGCAAAAACGGTCAGGCGAGCGTCATCGTATTCATTCTGGTTCGCCAAGTGGCGCTGAAGAAACGCCTCGATGTCGGGAGCACCGCCGCCGCCCAAGCCGCGCGCGTACCCTCGCTGATCGCGCGGCACTGGCCGCTGTAGAAGACTCAACAGGTCTCACACAGCTCGAGCACTCTGCAGAAGAGCCAGTCGTGCAACGCATTAATCGCCTCGCCAAGAAAGGCGGGCTCATAGGTCATCGAGAGAGACCTTGTGGACGGCCTGCCCTTCCCGCGCTTCGGCGATGGCGTTCAGTTCGAGATTTTCAAGCCGCTCCAGCATCGCCTCATAGGCTTCGGCGGGCACGCAATAGAAGACGGGCTCGTTGCGATTAAAGATCGCAACCGGGAACCCCTCGCCAGCCGCAACGGTGCCGATGGGGTTCCTCTTCAGCTCAGACACGCTGGCGGTTGTCGCCGCAAAGATTTGGTGAGCCATGAGAAGCCTCCAGATGAATAATCAAATTGGCACTCTTATCAGGTCTTTTCCAGCCAGCGTCTTGGAGGATTTGGTGGGGTTGAAATTATGTCTTCGAAACGTGAGACCGTCCTTGCGGCAGTGAACGCGCTGGTCGCCGCAGCGCTACCGGGCGCAGACATAAAGCGCAATCTGGCCAAGGCCGAGCGCATTCCGCCCGGCGGGCTGGTGGTGATCCGGGATGGCGATCCGGGCGAACCGGAGGTCAGCCTGTCGCCGCTGACCTACCTCTATTCGCATCGCATCCCCCTGGAGATCGCGGCTTACGAGAGCGCCACGCTCACCCGGGAGCAGGTGCTGGACGCCATGCTGGGGGCTATCGGCGCGGCGGTGATGGCGAACCGGACGCTTGGCGGGTTGTGCGACTGGATCGAGACGCAGGCGCCGGTGACGGAGGATATCGAAGCGCCCGGCGCCCTGCCGGGGCGCTTTGCCGATCTCGCGATCCTCGCGGTCTACGCGACGAACGACCCGCTGAACTGAACCAACAACGACAGGAGTAATCCCATGGCACGCGCACGCGGCGCCAATGCCGTTATGGCTGCGGTGTTTGAAACCAGTTACGGCATCCCACCCGCCAACGGCTTCCGCAGGCTGCCCTTCGTCTCGGCAAATCTTGGCGAAGAGCAATCTCTGATCGAAAGCGATCTCCTGGGCTATGGCCGCGATCCGCTGACGCCCGCCTATGACGTGGTGTCGAACGAAAGCGACATTGTGGTTCCCATGGATCATCGCAACATCGGCTTCTGGCTGAAGGCGCTGCTTGGCAATCCGGTCACGGCCGCGGCAATCGCTGCAAGGGGTACGATCCTGTTCGCGGCGCAGCCCGCGGTCAATGCAACGATCACCATCAATGGCACTGCCTTCACCGCCGTTGCCTCCGGTGCGACCGGCAATCAGTTCAACATCGGCGCAAACCTCGCGGCGACGCTGACCAACATCGTGACCGTGCTCACCGCAAGTGTTGTGCCGGCCGTCACCCAGGCGGCCTATTCCCAGACCGGTGGCAATACGCTGGTAATCACCCGCACCGCGCTGGGCCCCGCTGGCAACAGCTTCACGATTGCCGCCTCCACCACGCCTGCGTCGAATGGCACGGCGTCGGGCGCAACGCTGGCCGGTGGCGCAAACAGCCATAGCTTTGTTTCCGGCACGCAGAACCTGCCGTCGATGTCGATCGAGATCGGCCTTCCCGATGTGCCATTCTTCGGCATGAATTATGGCGCGCGGGCGAACAGCCTGTCGATCCAGGCGCAAAGATCGGGGCTCCTGTCGGCCACTGTCAATGTGATTGCGCAAGGTGAAGCCATGGCCGCAAGCACGGCGGCTGGCGTTCCGTTCAGTCTCGACATCGAGCGCTTCAGCCAGTTTCAGGGGTCGATCACCCGCAACGGCGCAGTGCTGGGCAACATCGTTTCGGCTGAACTCATGTATTCGAACAATCTCGAAAAGATTGAAGTGATCAGGCCCGATGGCCGCATCGCCGATACTGATCCGGGCGTCATCAAATGTTCCGGCAGCCTCAATGCGCGGTTTCAGGATACGAGCCTGCTCGATCAGGCCACCGCCCGCACGCCCTGCGAGATTGCGTTCGGCTGGACGATCGACGCCAGCCGATCATTGCTCTTCACCGCACATCGCGTGTTCCTGCCACGTGGCAACCGGCAGATCCAGGGGCCGGGCGGCATTCAGATGCCCTTCGCTTGGTCTGCCGCACTCGATCCGGTCCTGAACAAGACGATGACGGCAGTTCTGACGAACGACGTCGCCACTTATTGATCTTCACCGCAAAGCATCGCTCTCATGAACGATGCGATCATTGTCCGGGAAGATGCCGACGTTCACTTCGCTCTCAACAGATGTGCCTTGAGCCCTTCTGGAAAAAGCTGAGGCCGCCCTGGAAGATCAAGCATCTCGAGTTCATACCACTCTGCGTAACAAGTCGTGCCATGATCTTCCTTGAAGGCAATGCGCTCCGTCCCGTCAAAAACCCCTCCGGGAAATGCAACGGTGAAGATCGCCAGGATCTCATGCCCGAGGCTGCCTTCATGGGTAAAAATATTCTCCATGAAGACCGGAGGTCTCACGATATCAACAGTGATGCCAAGTTCTTCACGGAACTCCCGTATGAGCGCCGCTTCAGCGGTTTCGCCAAACTCGACTGAACCTCCAAGCGGGCGCACACCCTTCACTCGTCCTGAATCATCCAAGACTTCGGCAGCGAGAAGTCGACCCCCACGCCAGTGAAGGCCTAATGCCTTCAATCGGATAGCAGATGGAGGGCGCCAAGTTGTCATTTAGGTAAAATATCCGAACGGTCTAACGGCAGCAATGGCGTCAATGCTGCCTATTGCGAATGCTCAAGAACGATTTCAAACCCAGGGGAGCCGCTATGCTCAAGCTCGAATCCGCGTCAATCGAACCCTTCTGGCTGGACGTGCTGCCGGGTGTGCGTATCCGGTTCCGGCCTGTCTCCGTGGCCTCGATGCTGATCGCGCGCGCCGCTGCGGGGGAAGCTCTGAAATCCGCTGGTGACGGGGCCGTAATCGAAGCGGGCGCCGCCTTCACCCGGGCGCTGGCGCAGCAGGGGATTGTGGCCTGGGAAGGCATCGGCGACGCCTCCGGCAAGCCGGTTGATCCTGGCAAGGAGACCATCGATCAGCTACTTGAGCTATGGCCCGCCTTCGATGCCATTGACCGGCTCTATGTCGGCCCGGCGCTCATGGCGGTGTCCGAAAAAAACGTCTGATCGCCCTTGCCGAATGGCACTTCGATGGGGGTGAAGCTTATTGTGCCGCCTGTCCATCCCGCTGTGCGGCCTGCCCTTATGGCGCGCACGCGCCCGCCACGCCCGAGGGGCTGCTGGCCTGGGAGGTGATCCGCCGCTCAGCTGGTCAGGTGCGGGCCGTCATGGGCGGTGTCTATGCGCTGGATTTCGGGGCGGTTCTGCTGCTCGCCTCCGCCATGGGTGCGCTCAATCCGCTGCTGGTCGATGTGCTGCCTGAAATCGAACCCGTGATCGTCAACGCCTATCGCCGGAACGCTGAACCGCCATGAGCGCCACGTCTGTCTCGATCCGCCTTGGTGTTGAGGGCAAGGCGGAGATCAAGCGGGCCTTTGCGGAAGTGGGCCAGGCAGGCGAAGCCGCCTTCGGCTCCGTTGAAAAGGCAATGGATCGCTCGGGCGCGGCGGGGGATCGCGAAGTCGCAAGGCTGAAGCGCCTGGCGGAAGCCGCGCGGATGGCAGGCGAGGCGGAGGCCTCGCAGAAGCGGTTCAATGCCGTTCTCAATGTTGATCGTCCGTTGCCGCGATCGGCCCGTGGGTCCGCCGGTGTCTTCGAGGAAGCCACGCGTGAAGCCGAAAGCTTCGCGGTGCGGGCGAATGCGCTGCGCGCCGCGATCGATCCCTTGGGCGCGGCGCAAGCGCGGCTCAACCAGGAACTGGCCGAATATGCCGCTCTTGCCGGGCGCGGCTCCATCACCACTGCTGAACAGGCCGCCGCGCAGGGGCTGGCGCGGCAGCGCTATGATCAGACAGCGCAGGCAATCCGGGGTGTCGGCGGAGCCAGCCGCCTCACCCGTAACCAGTTACTGACGCTGCAATACACATTCAACGATGTGGTGGCGTCGCTCTCAACCGGCATGTCGCCGATGACCATCCTGCTGCAACAGGGTGGCCAGGTCACGCAGGCCTTCGGCGGATTGCGCGGAACGTTGGCCGCCTTTGGCTCTTCACTCGGGGTTGTGGGCGGCGCCGTGGCCGGCGTTGCGGTGGCCGCGGCTGGTTTGACCGCCGCCTGGGTGGCGAATGATGCATCAACCCGGGCAGTGACTGTTGCGCTTGCCGGTTTGGGACGGGCGTCTGGTACGACGGCGGCACAGCTTGAGCAGGTGGCGCAGGCCTCTGCGGAAGCGGGCGGGATCTCGGTCACCTCCGCCCGCGACATGGAAGTGGCTCTGCTCCGCGCCGGGCGGATCGGTGCGGGCGAAATCGGCCGCGCCATCGCAATCACCCGCGATTTTGCGGTCACCCTCGGGGTTGATGCCAAGGCGGGGGCCGAACAGCTTGCCGCCGCACTTGCCGATCCGGTTCGCGGTGCCGAACAGCTCACCACGCGGCTGGGTTTTCTCGATGATCGCACGCGGCAATATATCCGCACACTTTCCGATCAGAACGAGCGGACGGAGGCGCAACGTGTTCTGCTTGATGCCCTTGTGCCCGCGCTTGCTGATGCGGAGGAAGCGACCAACGCCTTCGGCCGGGCCTGGGCTTATGTGGCGCGGCAGGCGTCCAATGCCTTCGATGCCATCGGCAAGGCTGCTGATCGTGCCATCAACGGCCGCAGCCCGCAGGAAGAACTTGATCTGCTGCGCTGGCAACGCCAGCAACTGCTGGAAAACGCGCAGGGTGGCGATATGCCACTCATGCTGCCGCAGGTCGAAGAGCGCATCCGCCTGCTGCAAAACCTGCTCGATGGGCAACAGCGCAAGGCCCAGCTGGTCGCGCAGGATATCGCCGCCAATGAGCTTTCAATCCGGGCAGGTGATATCGCCCGCGATATCGCGCCGGGCTTTCGCGAACTGGAACGCCTCAAGGCGCAGCAGGCGGCGCTCAAGTCGGCCCTCGATGATCCGTTGGCACGCGGCAAGCTGGCCGATCTGTCGCTTGTTGAAGATGCCTATCGCCGCATCACGCAAAGGATCGAGAATTACCGGCCGCCGGTTGAAGCGGCGGCGAAGGCTGAAGAAGCCCAGGCCAAGGCCGCCCTCGGCACAGCTTCAGCACTTGATCGCAAAGCGGCGGCCAGCGCCGAAGCAGCCCGGCGGCTGCGGGAAGGCCAGATCAATGAGATTGAACTCCTCACCCGCCGCATCAGCCTTCAAGGCGCGGATACGGCCCAGCGCGATCAACTCCTCGCCGGGCTCCGGACCGAACAGGATCTGCGGCGGCGGGGCATTGATCTTGCGGGCGAGGAAGGCCGCGCGATCATCGAGAATGCCGGCCGGATCGAGCGCCTTACGCAGGAGCTGCAAGCCCAGGATGCCGCCTATCGCGCGATTGAATCGGCCGTGGGCTCAGCGCTTGACCGCTTCGCCGATGTGCTGGCGCAAGGAAAGCTCGATTGGAAATCCTGGGCGGATGCAGGCCGGGCTGCACTTCAGGACTTGTCCCGCGAAATGATCAAACTCGCCCTGCTCAATCCGCTGAAGAATTTGTTGTTCGGCTCAAATCTGCCGAACCTAAACCAGGGCCTCGGCATTTTCTCCCGTCTCTTTCATGATGGCGGCCTCGTGGGCGCGGGCGGTGTGGGCCGCATGGTGCCGGCGTCAACCTTCCTCGGCGCGCCGCGCTTCCATGAAGGGGCCTTCCTCAAGCCCGATGAAGTTCCCGCGATCCTGCAACGCGGCGAACGCGTGCTGAACCGCAAGGAAGCGCGCGCCTATGAACGGGGGCCCTCCGGTCGCGGGCAAGGTGCTGTGGTCAACGTCACCATCCAGACGCCGAACCCTTCCGCCTTCGAAGCAAGCCGCGGCCAGATCGCGGCGGGCCTCGCGCGTGCGGTACAATCCGGCATGCGGGGCCTCTGATGCCGCAACCGTTTCTGGATATCGCCTTCCCGGGCTCGGTGGGGCGCGGTGCGACAGGCGGCCCGGGCTTCTCAACCCAGATCGTAACGCTGGCCTCTGGCGCCGAGCAGCGCAACGTGAACTGGTCGCAAGCCCGGGGCCGCTGGAATATCTCAACCGGAATCCGCGGCCGCGCCGATATGGCGGCGGTGATCGCCCATTTTCATGTTGTGAAGGGCCGCGCCTATTCCTTCCGCTTCAAGGATTGGAATGACTTCGACGCTGCCGATCAGCCGCTGCTGCAGATCACGCCTGCAATCTGGCAGATCGTCAAACGCTACAACCGCTCGGGCTATGAGCATGTCCGCGCGATCACCAAGCCGGTTTCAGGATCGGTTACGGTGAAGATCGCTGGCTCAACCGTTACGCCTGCCGCGATTGATGTGCTGACGGGCCGCGTCACATTCAGCACTGCACCGTCATCTGCTCCGGCCGCGTCCTTCCAATTCGACGTGCCGGTCCGCTTCGATAACGACAGCCTGCCGGTCCAGTCGGATGCCTGGGACTTGCAGATCGTCAACAACATCGATCTTGTGGAGGTGCTCGAATGAAAACCCTCCCGCCCGCCTTGGCCGCTCATCTTACCGGCGGGCTCACCACGCTGTGCCGGTGCTGGCGGCTCGACCGCCGTGATGGCGTGGTGATGGGCTTTACCGATTTCGACCGCGATCTCGCCTTCGATGCCGTCACCTACAAGGCCGCTTCGGGGTTCACTGCGAGTGCGATCGAGGGGCAGCTCGGGCTGGCGGTGTCGAACCTTGATGTGCAGGGGGCCCTCTCGGCGGATGCTTTGACAGAGGATGACCTTCACGCCGGCCGCTATGACGACGCCGCTGTCACGATCTATCTGGTGAACTGGGGTGATGTTTCCCAGCGCGTGATCCTGCGCGCGGGGAACCTCGGCCAGGTGTCGCGGGGCAAGCTGGCGTTCTCCGCTGAACTACGTGGGCTTGCGGCGAAGCTCGATCAACCGGCGGGGCGCGTCTTCCAGCGCTCCTGCGCGTGGGATCTGGGTGATGCCCGTTGCGGCGTTGATCTGAACGGGGCCGGACGCAAGGGGACGGGTGCGGTGTCGCAAGTGATTGATGCCTTCGAATTCCTCGCCTCCGGGCTTGCCGGGATTGCCGCGGGCGCCCTGGCGCGCGGGCGGCTCGTGTGGACCTCCGGGGCGAATGCCGGGCTCGCGGTTGAGATCAGGGCGCATTCCACGGGTGGCGGAACCTCGCGGGTCGCACTTGCCTTGCCGATGGGCATGGCCGTGGCGGCGGGCGATGCCTTCACCGCGACCGTGGGCTGCGACCGCGCTCTTTCAACCTGCCGGGATCGCTTCGGCAATGCCCTCAACTTCGGGGGCTTTCCGCATATGCCGGGAACGGATTTCGTCATGTCTTATCCGAACCAGGGTGCCGGCAATGATGGCGGCCGGATCGCATGATAATCCGTGATACCGTGGTTGCCGAAGCCCGTGCGTGGATCGGCACGCCCTATCACCATCAGGCGGCGCTGAAGGGTGTGGGCTGCGATTGCCTGGGCCTCGTGCGCGGCGTTTGGCGCGCGGTCTATGGCGCTGACCCCGAACAGCCACCCGCCTATACGCGCGATTGGGCGGAAACGCTGCGCCGTGAGACGCTGGCCGAAGCCGCAAGCCGCCATATGCTGGCTGTCCCGTTCGATGCGATTGAGCCCGGCGATCTTCTCCTTTTCGCGATCAGCGCCGATGCGCCCGCGAAGCACTGCGCGATCCTCACCTCTCCGGGCCGGATGGTTCATGCGATTGAATCCCATCCCGTTGCAGAGGTTTCGCTGGTGGCCTGGTGGCGCGCCCGCCTGCGCTTTGCGTTCCGCTTTCCCGATATCTGAAATACCCGATTATGTGGAAGCGGTTTGTGCCAGCCACGCTGCAATGTCATCGATCGAACGAAACAGTGTTGAGGAATCCGAACTCGACGGCATGAAACCGCATGACGTCCAGAACTCCTCTGCCTCTCTGTCAATCGCGCGAACAATGACGGCCCGTCCGCCGATCGCCTCTGCCGCCGCAACGCAACGCTCCAACGCATGCCGAAGAAGTGCGCTGCCAACTCCCTTGCCCATATAAGCCGTATCAACGGCAAGCTGACCAAACAGAATGCAGGGCACTGGATCAGGCGGCCGGCCGGTGCGCACCTTGCGGGATAGGATTGATGGCGGGACCGCCGTGGGTGCAAGTCCGTAAAAGCCGATCAGACGCTTGTTCTCCCGGATGACCATCACGCGGGTGAAGCCCTTGGCTTGATTGGCAAGCGCATAGGTGCGCAGCCAATCATTCAGGGCGGATTTACCGCAATCGAACGCTGACAGATCATGATCGGCATTGAGAGGTTCGGGCGGCGAAATCATCCTTTGGACGTTTCGCCCCACGGAGCCTTACGCGAAAGCCGTTCACGCATCTCGGCTGGAATAGCGGCAATCGGCGCATCAATAGCGGCGACGAACTGCAGATAAGCCTCGGGCGCCATACGCACCACGGTCTGGTTGAGGATAGCGATCTGGGCGTCGTGAAGCGCCGCCCGGCGCATGAACTCCGTTCGCGAAAGCCCGCTCAGTTCCGCTCCGCGGTCGATAATGCCGAGATCCTCGTCCCGGAAACGCATCGAAACCGCCACATCCCGCTTTTGGGCCAGATCAGTCATGCCAGAGCTCCTTGTATTGCGTTTGTATATACACGCCCTCTTCTGGAAAAGCTAGCCCTATGGCTGTCCTTCTTCTCACCGCCGCCGCGTCCGCGCTGACTGCGGGGGCTTCGGCGATTGTCCAGATTGCGGCCGCGGCGGCGGCAACGGCGATCGGCGGCTATATCGATAACCGGTTGTTCGGACAATCAGCGGGCACCGCCAAGCAGGAGGGCCCGCGCCTTGATAGCCTGCAGGTTCAGGCTTCAACCGAGGGCGCTCCGATCCCTGAGGTCGCGGGGCGGGTGCGGATTGCGGGCCAGATCATCTGGGCGACACGGTTCAAGGAAGTGGTCAGCACGAAGACCTCCGGCGGCAAGGGCGGAAACCGCGGGGGATCGGTCAAGACCAAGACCTATCTCTATTTCGCGAACTTCGCGGTGGGGCTGTGCGAAGGTCCGATCGACCGCATCGGCCGGGTCTGGGCTGATGGCAAGCCCTTGTCGCTCGCCGGGATCACCATGCGGGTTTATCGCGGCACGCTCTCGCAAATGCCCGATCCGCTGATCGAAGGCATTGAAGGCGCGGGCAGCACGCCGGCTTATCGCGGCCTGGCCTATGTGGTGTTCGATAATTTGACGCTTGAGAAATTCGGCAACCGCCTGCCGCAACTCAATTTCGAAATCTTCCGCCGCGTGCTGCCCGATGCCGGCGATGGGCTCGAAAGCATGGTGCGCGCGATCACACTCATTCCGGGCTCGGGCGAACGGGTCTATGATACCCGAATTCAAAAGCGCAACGCGGGTGGCGGTTCTTTTCCGCCGGAGAATGACAGTGCCGGACGTGCCGTGGCCGATCTGCGTGTCTCGCTCGATGATCTGAAGGCAACGCTTCCCGCTGTCGAACGCGTCTTTCTGGTGGCGGGCTGGTTTGGCGATGATCTGCGCTGCGGCGCCTGCACGATCCGGCCCAAGGTCGAAGTCGCGAAAAAGACCACGTCGCCCGACGCCTGGAGTGCTCATGGCCTCTCCCGCTCGGGCGCGCTGGTGATGTCGCTCAATGATGGCAAACCCGCCTATGGCGGCACGCCGTCGGACGATTCGCTTGTTCGCGCGATCCGGGAACTCAAAGCCCGCGGCTATAAGGTGGCGTTCTATCCCTTCGTGTTCATGGATGTGCCTGCAGGCAATGCGCTGCCCAATCCTTATGGTGGCGTGGGCCAGCCCGCCTATCCCTGGCGCGGGCGGATCAGCTGTCACCCCGCGGCGGGCCTGCCGGGCACGGTCGACAAGACCGCCGCTGCTGGTGGCCAGGTTGCGGCCTTTTTCGGCTCCTGCACCCCGGGCCAGATTTCCGTGTCGGTTGCTGCGGGCGGCGCGGTCTCAACCTCCTACTCGGGGCCTGCCGAATGGGGCTTGCGCCGCTTCATCCTGCATTATGCCAGGCTTTGCGCTGCGGTGAACGCAAGCGATCCCGGCGCGGTTGATGCCTTCCTGATCGGCTCCGAATTCCGCGCGCTCTGCGCGGTGCGCGATGGGCCTGCAAGCTTTCCCGCGGTCGCCCGGCTAAAGACGCTGGCCGCCGACGTGAAGGGTATTCTCGGCGGCGGCGTCAAGATCGGCTATGCCGCCGATTGGTCGGATTATAACGCCTATCGCCCCGCCGACGGCTCGAATGATCTGTTCTTCCATCTCGATCCGCTGTGGGCTGATCCCAATATCGATTTTATCGGAATCGACTGGTATGCGCCGCTCGCCGATTGGCGCGATGGTTCAACCCATCTTGACCGGCAGTCGGGTGCCGCCTCGATCTATGATCGGGGCTATCTGCAAGCGAATATCGAAGGCGGCGAATTCTTCGATTGGTTCTATGCCAGCGATGCCGCGCGCAACGCCCAGTTCCGCACGCCGATCACCGATGGCGCGCGGGCGAAGCCCTGGGTGTTCCGTTCGAAGGATATCCGCAATTGGTGGCTCAACCCGCACTACAATCGGCCGGGTAGTGTTGAAGCCGCGGCCGCCACCGCCTGGGTTCCGCAATCGAAGCCGATATGGTTCTGCGAACTTGGCGTTCCCTCGGTTGATAAGGGCGTCAATCAGCCCAATGTTTTCTATGATCCGAAATCCTCGGAAAGCATCCTGCCCTATTTCTCGAAGGGCACGCGCGATGATCTCATCCAGCGCGAGGCGCTGAAGGCCGTGCTCGGCTATTGGGCCCCCTCGGGCTCCCGCAACCCGATTTCCGCCGTCTATGGCGGGCGGATGATTGAATCCATCGGCGTCTGGACATGGGATGCCCGGCCCTATCCCGCCTGGCCGGGGCGCGCTGATCTGTGGTCGGATGGCGATCTTTATCCGCTTGGCCATTGGCTCAATGGCAAGGCGGGGCTCGCGGATCTCGCGGCGCTGGTGGCCGAACGCTGCCGGCGCGTGGGGTTTGCGGCCTATGATGTGTCGTCTCTCTATGGCGTCGTTACCGGCTATCTGCGCGACCGCCCGATGAGCCCGCGTGTTGAAATCGAAACGCTCGCCGCGGCCTTCGCCTTTGATGCGGTGGAAAGCGATGGGGTGATCCGCTTCGTGCCGCGCGGGCGGCCCTCCGCTCTCAGTCTCAATGAGTCTGATCTTGCCGTGCCGCAAAGCGGTGAGGCGCTGACGCTGACGCGGGCGCAGGAAACCGAACTGCCGCAGGAGATCGGGCTCGGCTTTGCCGATGGCCTCGATGAATACCGGCCCGGTACTGTCGCCGCCCGCCGGCTTGCGGGCTATTCCGAACGCAAGTCCGATCTCCGCCTCGCGCTGGTGATGGATCAGGTCCAGGCGCAAACCATCGCCGACCGCACTCTGACCGAAGCCTGGATCGAACGCGAAACCGCGCAATTGACGCTTCCGCCCTCCCGCGTGGCGCTTGATCCCGGCGATGTGGTCGACGTCGTTATCAATGGCCGACCCCGCGCCTTCCGGCTGCAACGGATCACCGATAGCGGCTTCCGGGCCGCCGAAGCGGTGCGCGCCGAAGCCGCGATCTATGGTCCGGCGCTGAACGGCCTCGCGCCACCGCGTGTCGTGACCCCACCGGTCTATGGCGCGGCCCTTCTGCGCCTGATGGATCTGCCGCTGCTGCGCGAAACGGACAGCGGCTCAGCACCTTATGCCGCGGCTTCTGCGTCGCCGTGGGGCGGCGTTGCAGTGATGGATAGTGCCACCGGAACCGAGTTCGCAGCGGATACGCTTCTCGATGTGCAGGCCAGCCTGGGCGAAACACTGGGGCCGCTTCCTGCCGGTCCGTCGGAATATTGGGATGAAGGTGCCGTCCTCGATGTGAAGCTCTATTCGGGCGAACTCTCCTCCGCCACACCGGATACGATCCTCAGCGGAAACGCCAACAGTCTGGCCCTGGGAACGCCGGACGGTGATTGGGAAATCATCCAGTTCGCCGAAGCGCTGCTGATCGGCGCGCAAAGCTACCGGCTTTCGAAGCTGTTGCGCGGACGGCTCGGCACCGAGCATGCGATCCGCGCTTCGCTGCCCGCCGGCGCGCCGGTGGTGGTGCTGGATCGCTCGGTGGTGGAACTTGAAGGAAACCTCTCGGAACGCCTGGCGTCCCGCTTCTATCGCTGGGGTCCGCCCGGCCTCGATCTCTCCGATCCGGCCTGGCAACAAACCGTCTTCGCCAGCAAGGCTGCGGGGCTCATGCCGTGGTCGCCAGTGCAGATTGCGGGGGTCCGCAACGCGGGCGGCGATCTCGCGATCTCATGGGTCCGGCGCACCCGTTTCGGCGGCGCCTGGAGCGATGGGACGGACGTGCCCCTCAATGAGGAAAGCGAACGCTATGAGGCCGATATTCTGAATGGCGGCTTGGTGGTGCGCACCATCGCCGCAACGGCTCCCGCCGCCAGCTACCCGGCGGCCCAGCAAATCGCGGATTTCGGCTCCGTTCAATCCGCCGTTTCGGTTCTGATCTGTCAGCTTTCGGCCTCCGTCGGCCGCGGCTGGCCGGGCGCTGCCATCATCTGAAGGATACCCACAATGCCGACGCCGAACCTCGGCCTGCCCACGCTCGCGCAAGGGCAGGCGCAGAAGGAGATCACCCATAACGAGGCGCTTTTGCGGCTTGATGGAATGGTGCAAGCCAGCGTCCGCAGCCGGGCACAGGCGACTCCGCCGGCAAGCCCTGCGAATGGCGAGCGTTGGATCGTGCCGCCCGGTGCTGGGGGCGCGTGGGCGGGCCAAACTGACAGGATCGCTTTCTGGCGCGAAAACGCTTGGGCCTTCTTCGTCCCCGCCAATGGCTGGCGCGTGCAGGTAGAAGATGAACGGATCGCGGTGGTCTGGTCCGACGGTGCCTGGCGCGACCGGATTGTCGGCACCGCCAATGGCGGCGCAATCCGCCTCGTGGCTATTGAGCAAGAGCTGACGCTCGCAGGTGCCTTCGTCGATGCCACTATCGCTGTGATTGCCGATCGCATGATCGTTCTGGCCGTTGCTTCGCGCACGACGCAGGCAATTACCGGTGCCGCTTCCTACAGCGTCGGTGTGGCGGGCAACACCAGCCAGTTCGGCGGATCTCTCGGCATTGCGCTTGGCTCAAATAACATCGGCGTGATCGGTCCGACCGCTTTCTATGCCAACACACCGATCCGCATCTCCGCTGCAGGCGGAAATTTCACCGGCGGCAGGGTGCGCGTCGTTCTCTATGCGCTTGCCTTTGCCGCACCCTCATCCTGATCTTCAGAGGAACGATCCATGTCCACCACTCCGGTTTCTATCGCCGCCGATGCGCTCACGCTCACCTGGGTTGCCGTCGGCAGCTTGATCCTCGAACTTCTGGTGATGATCGTTGTCCTCGTCCGCGTCACATGGTGGCTGTCGCATCGCTTCACGCTGATCGATGCAACGCTCGCCGCCCGGGACCGGGATATCGCGGCGCTCAAGGCTGATATCTCGAATGATATCGCCGGCCGCCGTGTTGTCGCCGAAGCCCGCACGGATATCGCGCAAATCAAGGCCACGATCAGCGAATTCCGCGAACGCATCGACCGGATCGAAGCCAATGAGGATGGGCGCAAACACGCCTGATCCGCCACGAAGCCTCGCCTTCCCAAAAGCCCGCCCCTTCGGCGGGCTTCCTCTTTTCTGGAGACCCCACAATGCTCCCTGCTCGATACCGCTGGCTTAACGCTGAACCCGGCCCGCGCATGATTGTCGAAGCGCTGAAGGAATTCGGCACGCTCGAAGCGCCGGGCACCGCCAACAACGCAAAGATCATCGGCTGGCAAAGACAACTCGAAGCCGCCGGTCTCGGCCGAGCCTACGCCGGCGTCTACCGGCACGACGCGATCCCATGGTGCGGCCTGTTCATGGCCATCATCGCCCACCGCGCCAACATCGAACGCCGCCCCGAGCGCAACCCTCCGAAACTCTATCTGGCAGCGCTCGAATGGGCGTCCTTCGGCGTCTCGGTTCCGAAGGGCGCGGCGGCGCTTGGCGACGTTCTCGTCTTCAACCGAAAGGGCGGCGGGCATGTCGGCCTCTATGTCGGCCACGACGCCTCGGCCTTCCACGTTCTCGGCGGCAATCAATCCGATCGCGTGACGATCTCCAGGCTGTCGAAGCAGCGCCTCGTGGCAGTGCGCCGCCCGGCCTATCGCGCCCAGCCCGCCAACGTTCGACCCATCGCCCTCGCCGCGAGCGGAAGCCTCTCCGTCAACGAGGCCTAATCCACCACAACCAAGGAGTTACCTATGAACGCCGCTCTTCAGTTCGGTGCGGGCTACCGCACTTACATCATCGCCGCTGTGCTCGTGCTCGTCGTCGCCGTCGAGAAAGGCCTCGGGATCGACGTTCCGGGCGTCGATGTCGGGTCCGACTGGCTCACCCATGTCCTCGCCGCGCTCGGCCTCGGCACCCTGCGCGCCGGGATCAACGGGGCGAACAAGTGACCGGCTGGATCGCACTTGCCCTCATCGTCGCGGTGGTCGTCGCCACCGCGGCGATCTTCGCTGCTGGCCGCAAGGCGAGCACCGCCGCCGAGGCGGCGAAAACCCGCGAAGCCGAACTCAAATCCCAGAAGGAGGCTTCCGATGCAAAGGACCGGATGCTCGAAGCAGGCGCTGCCGCTCCTCGTGATCGCGACGCTCTCGCTGACCGCCTGCGCGACGGCACCTTCTAGGCCGTCCATCGTCTGCCCGCCGGTCGCGGCTTACGACCGCGCCTTCCAGGCACGGCTTGCCGACGAAATCCAGCGCTTGCCGCCCAGCGCGGCGCTGGAACGGGCGATGCTCGACTATGCCCGCCTACGCGATCAGGCCCTGGGGTGTGCCAATGCCGAGAAAAGACAAGGGCAATGA